TGTTTCCACTTGCATTTGTTATTACTCCTTTGGTTTTTGTGTCTTGCGTTGTTCAGCAAGTCTTTGTTGAGTTTTTTGTCTCAGCTCCTCTAGTTTAAGTTCATGGTTTTGCATATTTTGTTCATGCTGTGACCTAGATGTGTTTTGTTGTTGTTTAAGATTAGCTTCATGCTTATGTAAATCCATTACAGAATTAAAGCCTTGAGATTTTTCTTGAGCATCTAGTTTAGCTTTATCCATATGTGTTTTAACTGATAATTGAGCACCTGCTTGGTATTGTTGACTGTCAATCTTGTCTTTTTCAAGTGCCAATTTAGCCATTTCAAACTGTGCATCAACTTGGTCTTTTTTAACTTTTCTATCAAGATCAGCTTTTTTCAATTCCATTTCTTGTTGTTGCAACTGAATGATAGGGTCTTGCTGCATTTGTTCATTTTTTGCAGCTTGTGCTTCTTGTTGATGTTTTTGTAATATTTGTTGAGAAGCTTGAGCAGCCATTTGAGAGATTTGAGCTTCCATCTCAACTGGTATAGGTTGTTCATCTTGTTCTGTATTATCAGGGTCTTGATATGGAGGTAACGTCATACCCATTTGCATTTCAAGTTGTTTACGGTATTCAAAACCTAAATGCTCCATAATATGTGCAGTCATTGAAGCTTGTAAAGCTTGCGCCATTTGAGGATTCATACCTATAAGTTCTTGTATCTTTGGATCTTGCATCGCTGATTGATGCACCATAATATGCGCTTGATGGTCTTGATGTAAGAATGCTTTAACAGGTTTACCCTTAAGAATATTTTGGTTCTCACTGACTGGGTCAACAGGTTTTTGGTCATCCGACATCGGTACTAACTTTTGATAGTTCTTAATACCTAATACATCTAACATTTGACGGTGTAGCATTGGTAGGTCATAGAGTTGTGGAGCAGTTTGAGCTAACTGTAACGCTGCTTGATACTGTACAACTTTTTGTGCCATCGTTGCTGCATTCGGATCAGATACAGGTATAACTGCAACCATATCATAATCAGATTGTTTAGCTTTTCTATCACCTTCTTCAGGGTCATAACTATATTCTTGTGGTGTATAGTCACGGATAATATCTTTTAAAAGTCTAAACTCTTGCTTCATTGAGTAGTGAATACGCGCTTGAATAGCTGACATTGTTTTTAATGTTCTTTCCAATACAGCTAGCGTAGTACCCACTGGACTGTTAGCAGACATATCAGATACTTGAAGCTCTGCTGAACCTGCAAACTTACGTCCTTCTTCAACGATTGTACCTAATAAAGCCATAAGAACTTGTGAAGGTTCTTTATATGGTAGAGGCATAATGTTGTCACGCATTGAACCACTAGGTACATCTACATCACGGAATTCACCAGGAGCTATCGGTGTATCATCACCTTTTACTCTTAGACCCCTAGTCTTGAAGCCGCCAGGCAAGTTGGACAAAGTTCCAGCATCCACGAGTTGACGTATGAGGCTAGTACCAGACTTAGCAAAAGCACCAACAAGATGTATAAGGCCAAAGTTATAAAATCCAAAACCAGGAATATAACCGTAGTGAACGAAATGGTTTCTTTTTTGTTGTAAGTCGTCGTCTTCATTCCAATTCCTTCTAATAGCTAGAATACTACTTGTGCCTTTTTCAATCGTTACAATATAAGGTAGTGCAATACCTGTAGGTTTACCTTTATCATCTTCATGTTCATAACCAGGTAAATCTAATTCAACATGCATTTCAAGAAGTTTAAATCTATCATCAGTAGTTGCACGGAATCCTAATTTCTCAGCAATCTTTTTCTCAACTTCATCCATCACATTGACAGGATCACCAAGATCAACATCTCGATAAAAACCTTCATGTTGAAGTCTAAGTACTTCGTTTTCTGTCTTACGCATCACGTGAGTAATACGTTCAGCTTGTTCTAAACTTGATGCACCATAGGGTACGACCACATCTTCTGCAGGAACATACATGGATACTTGTCTTCCCAAAGACGGATCGTAGTAAACTTTTTTAAACGCATTACCAGCTAAACCTAGTCCCCATAGCATGCGTTCATGTTCTGGTCTATATTCTTTCATCACGTCTGTTAACTGATAGTTCATATCTTCTTGAACTCTTAGCGCTGCTTCTTTTTTATCTTGTGTCTCACGACCAATAATTTGTGTTTTAACTGGGCCCATAGCAGGAAATGTTTCCATCATAGTTTCTGCTTGGAACTTAACTACAGCTTCAGATAATAATGGATGATAAACACCACATGCACCTTCCCATGGTTCTGCACGTTCTTCAATTTTTAAACCTAGTAGTTCTAAACCATCTACATAAGTCTGAATCCAATCTTTTCTTGATGAAATATCATTGTCGTAATCACCAATAAGCTCATTAGCAATTAACATTAACTCACTTTCATCCATGTCTTCTGCTAAGTTTTTTGAAAAGTCATCATCCTCTTCATCATCTTCTTCCATATGAAGAGCAAAACCAGGACCTCTGATATCTAATTCTTCAGGGTCTTTAATTTCAATTTCTAATGCAGGTTGGTCTCCAGGCATAGGCATATCTCCTAGTCCCATCGGTGCTTGCGCTAAACTTTTATCTATATCCATATTCTATCCTTGTGTCCTAATATCTAAAGAAAACTTATATAAGTTTGGGTAATCTGTTTCATTTAATTCTTCTTGGTCATACAAATTGGCGCATTCAATACATCTTAATAGGAATAAATCAACCTCATTTAGTATCCCATCAGGTGTTTCTAGTGCTTTAGGTCTGTCAGTTGTGCTAAAAAGTTTTACTATACGATCTACTTCTGGACCGAATGTTTCTAAAATCTTTTCGCTTGTGTAGGGTAAGCATGCTATCTTATAACTACCTGTACTATATACTGAATGAAGTCCTCCAGCAAGAGCTAATATATCGTTAGCACCTTCACTTTTTAAAATATGAAACACTCTTAGTAAATGGTCTTTAAGTGAACCTACTTTATGTGGCTTTTCATTTGCTTTTACTTCATCTAAAAACTCTGATAACAATACTTCTGACTCATATATAGCTTTAGGGTCTACTGTTACCTTAAACATTAATGTTGTTCTTACTTTATTACAGATGCGAGAAAGCGACTTAGCGCAATGCTCAATATAACCAGGGAAGACCACCACCCTGCCAAAACGCGGCGTAACTGCTTTAAATACTTCGCCTTTTTCGTAGAACATTGTTTCACCACCCCAACCATAATTCCACTCCTCATTTAAATAGACTACCACTGTATGATCTTCTTTGCGTTGAGTATCTGTATGAATATAACCTTCAGTACCAAACGTGTGTCGATTAGCATAACAACGAGTTAATAATCCTTGGTTTTTAAAATACTCTTTATTTATTATGTCCCATACATCTTTAAACTCTTTAGGCATCTTTTTAGCAACATCAGTTGGATTATTTATTGTAGTTTTAGTAATGTCTACATTCCAATGTCCATAGGGTATATTAGGGTCTGAGTGCCAGCCGTAAGTCCAATTAGCCTTTTCTAACCACACATTACATTGACCTAATGTACTCTTAGATATTATATTGTCTAAAACTTTAATCATTAGCTATCCCGTGTCTTTGATTCCATCTCATTTCTTCCCACCACCATATACGTCTAAATCTTTTTACGTTACGTCTTGCTTTAGGGTCTAGTCTTCTTTGTTTTACAGGTCTACAATTCCACATCACATAACCATTTTGATTTTTAAATCTATAAACTATCATTAATAGTACGCAGCTTTCTTTCGGTACTTATATAACATATCATCATCTTGCTCATCATTAGGTAACTTAATAAAGCCACCTTGTCTAAATCGTAGCAGAGCTAGCGTCGTGCTGTCCACCATGTCATCATTTGATCCACTAGGGAAATCGTTACACTGCTCTATTAACTCGTGTGCCCATCGTCTGTCGGGCGCCCACACGATACCGCTTGAGAATAAATCCGATACAGCATTGACTCGTGAAATTTTGTCTTGCCCTTTACCAGGAGTAAACTCACCCACAGGTATGCCCATACGACGCATCTCTTGATATAACGCAGCGCCATTAGATTTCTTTTCCACCATGAACGCATCGGGTTCCCACTCCTTATATTCTTCTAATACCATCTTTTTCAACTCAGGAAATTCAAGTCTTAAGTTAATCACATTTAAAAGTATGATGTTATGGTTATTAGTCTCTTCATTAAAGAAGACGCCCCAGGTAGTGAGCGCATTATAGTCCGCTCTGTTATTTGCCTCCTGGGCTGCATCTAAACTCATAATAATAAATTCACATGATGGTGGGTTATCTTTTTCCCATATCTGCCACCACTCTCTTTTGATTAACGCGCCTTCTTCTGATACTGGATTTTGTAAATACTGAGCATTCCAATACCGAATATCTAATACAGCACGTTTACCTTGTAACTCTTCTAAACTCCAGAAGTCTGGCCACAGTGGTCTTTCTTCACCCTCTGGTCCTTTTAATATTGCAGGGAACTCAACCACTTCCCACGGCTCTCCGCCGTCTATCTTATTCATTTGGTTGATGATCTGGCCAGTTAAATCTAGCTTAGACCATCTTGTCATT